CTCCCGTCGGAATTCCGCCTTTTGATAAATTTCGCTCTCATCGATGACCTTTAGGTCATCGATGAGAGCGAAATCCGGGGCGGTTGACCTGGGATTACGCGGAAAGTCGTGAAACGCCCGCTAGACTCACCGGGAATCTGATCCGATACGGACGTCGGGCTTCAGATGCGAGAATAGGACTACGCGAATGGACCTTATCGACGAAACTGTCGACTGCGAGTGCGGGGTGCAGTTTACGCGAAACCAGCTGTCATCGGGACGGTACCGGGTTATGTGCGCGAACTGTCGGCGAGACGACGCCCGGGACTACATTCGACGAAAGAAGCAGGCCGCGAGGGAGAAGAGAGCCGGATATGTTCGAGCCATCCGTGACGCTAGCCGTCCAGGGGTTAATCGACCAACTCAGCAACCCCGACGCGACCACCCGGGCCAAGGCAGCCCTGGCGGTGCGTCTGGCGAACCAGCTGGACCTGCCCGAGGAGGGAAAGGGGATCGCGGCGGTCGCGAGGGAGCTGCGGTTCCTGATCCAGGACCTGGCGGGGAGCGAGCAGCAGGATCAGGCGAGCCGGCTGGACCGGGTGCTGGGGCACATGGCGAAGACGAACTGACGGGAGCGCAGATCCAGCGTCGCCGCAAGGCGATGAAACTCAGCCGCGACGCGCTCGCCGGGCGACTGCGCGTCACCCGTAACCAGGTGTGGCGGATGGAGCACTCGGGTCCCAGGTGGAGCGAGATACCCGCCCTGCGGCGGGCTCTCGAGCTGGGTTCCTGGGGAAACGGCGTGGAAGCCCGGGGGAACGGAGCGGAAACTTTGGGAGACGCGCCGGTTACCTCGGGATCGGTACCCGCTGTGCTCTCGGTCCGCGTGATCCCGGCGCCGGAGTCCGTTGAACTGCCCTGTCCGCCCCGGTTCGCCACGGCCAGGGACCTCACCCGGAGGACGTACGGCTCGCGGGTGGCGGAGATCGCGAGGGAGCTCGGCACGCCGCTCATGCCGTGGCAGCAGTACGTCGCGGACGTGGCGCTCGAGGTCGACCCGGAGACGAATCACCTCGCGTTCCGCGACGTGGTGCTGACCGTGCCGCGGCAGTCCGGCAAGACGACCCTGCTGCTCGCGGTCATGGTCCAGCGGGCACTCGCCACCCAGGCCTTCGGCGGGGCGCAGACGATCGACTACACGGCGCAGAACCGGCTGTACGCCCGCAAGAAGTGGGAGGACGAGCACGTGGTCGCGGTGCAGAAGTCCGCCTTCGGGGAGTTGTGTCGGATCCGGAAGTCGGTCGCGATGGAGGCGATCATCTGGCAGAACGGAAGCCGGCATCAGATCATCTCCGGCACCGAGACCGCGGCGCACGGCGAGGTGCTCGACCTGGGCGTGATCGACGAGGCGTTCGCGCAGCGCGACTTCCGGCTCGAGCAGGCGCTGAAGCCCGCCATGCAGACCCGCGACCAGGCGCAGCTCTGGGTCGTGTCCACGGCCGGGGACCGGCGGTCAGCATTTCTGCGGTCCAAGGTGGACGCGGGGCGGGAACTTACCCAGAGGGGTGTAAACCGGGGAATCTGCTACTTTGAGTGGTCAGCCGAGGAGACCGACGAGCCGGGATCAGTTGACACGTGGAAGCGGTGCATGCCCGCCCTGAAGCACCCGGCTAACCCCGCGGGCACCACCTCCGTCGAGACCGTGGCGGCGGATTTCGCGTCCATGGATCTACCCGAGTTCAAGCGCGCCTACCTCAACCTCTGGGACACGCGTCGCGGCGCCGGCGTCATCCCCGACGACGACTGGGCCGCGTGCCTCCGCCGCACCTCCCGGGTCGCGGACCCGGTGGCGCTGGCCTTCGACATCTCCCCCGACCACCGGAGCGGGGCGATCGCGGCGGCCGGGGTCAGCACCGCCGACCCGGACGCGGTTCACGTGGAGATCGTCGACCACCGCAGCGGCACCTCGTGGATGGTGGACCGGCTCGCCGAGCTCGTCGCCCGGCACCACCCGTCCAACCTGATCTGCGACGCCACCGGTCCGGCCGGCAGCCTCCTCGCCGCCCTGTCCAACCACGGGATCGAGGTCACCGTGGCCTCCACCCGCGACCACATCAACGCGTGCGGGGCGCTGTTCGAGGCGGTAACCGGCAGGCGTCCGGCCGGCGAGGACGGGACCTCGAGACCGCGGCGCGTGCTGCACCTCGGGCAGCCGGAACTCGACGCGGCCGTGGCCGGAGCGGACCGGCGGCAGGTGAACGACGCCTGGCTCTGGACCCGCCGCTCGTCCAACGCGGACATCAGCCCGCTGGTCGCGGTCACGCTGGCCCGCTGGGGACACGAGACCGCGCCGGAGCCGGTACCCGAGACGGATCCGGCGCTCAGCGTGTGGTGAGCAGGGCTGTTCAGTGACGCATCCGCGGGTATGAAGTAGAATGCGGGTAACGAATGGCCCTCCCCCGGGGAGGCAAGGAGCATGAGCGCTAACCGCGTGGACATCAGTCGAACCGACGCGCAGGGTAACCCCGTCATCGTGCTCCGGATCTCGGGGGACGACGTGGTCGGGGACGCCCGCGTCTACCTGTCCCTGTACCGGGCAGGTCTGCTCCGGGACGCCCTGGCCGAGGAGATCGAGGTCGCGGAGCTGCAGCGGTGACGCGGCTGCTTCCCGCCCTCGGGATCCTGGCGGAGTGGTTCGGCCGGCTAGCCGGGGCGGTCGCGAAGTTGCCGGTAGTCGAGGTGGCCGGGGCCGGGTTCGTGGTCGCGGGTATCGCGGAGTTCAGCTACGGTCTAGCGCTGATCGCGGTCGGGTTGTTCCTGCTCCTGGCGGCCAGACAGGCGACGAGGTAGGAGAGGTCGAGACATGGCAGGTTGGCGAGTGGATCTCGAGGAGAAGTCCGACGGGACGGTGATCGTTCACCACGACGACGCGCCGGACAGCTCCGCCCGGGTGGACCGCTGCCTCTCCTCCTGGGAGGAGGCGGTCGAGTACGCGGAGAGGGTCCGGGACGAGCTGCGAGACCCGGGGGATCAGGAGCAGGAGCAGGACGCGGGCAGGCCCGCCGCGAAGACCGCGAAGAAGACAGCCAGGTCATCCGGGTGAGCGATTCGCTCCAGCGGCAGCTGCCCGGCACGTATCAGGTATCCGGCGACGACGACGACGGCGGCGTTCGCATCCGGGTGATCTCCGAGTCACCCGTGTACCGGCCGGACGCGGGCGACGACGACCCGCACTTCCTGCGCGACCTGGTGCGCTGGGCTGAGTCCCGGGACCCACACGCCGGGACCCGGCTCAGTCGGTACCGCCAGGAGCAGGGTGGCGGGGAAACCCGGGACATCGGTACCGGTGCCGTCGGGGCGCTCGCCGTGCCGCAGTTCCTGGTCGACCTCGCGGCCGGGCCGGTCCGGCCGGGTGACCCGTTTCTCCAGGCGCTGGAGCAGCGGCGGCTGCCGACCGAGGGCGTGACCATGACCGTGCCCCGCAGCACCACCACCGGGGGCACCGCCGCGTTCTCCCAGACCAGCGAGAACTCGGCGGCCGCGGAGGTCGACCCGGGGATGGTCAACCTGGAGCGGTCCGTGGTGACCGTGGCCGGCCAGGTAACCGTCAGCAACCAGCTGCTCGACCGGTCCCCGGCCGTGTCCGAGGCCTACCTGGCCAAGGACCTACTCGACGCCGTGGTGTCCAACCTCGACAACCAGCTGATCAGCGGGACCAACGCGAACGGGCAGCTGCTCGGGCTGCGCACCGTGACCGACCTGGCCTCGGTTACCTGGACCGACGCCTCCCCCACCCGGGGGGAGTTCGTCTCGCGGGTGGCTAGGACCGCGCACGACGTGGCTGTGGCCCGGAACCTGCCGCCGGACCTGGTGGTGCTCCATCCCCGGCGGTGGTACTGGCTGACCGGGGCACTCAGCGACTCCTCCGTCGACGCGGCCACCGTGGTGACCGACCAGGTGTGCGCGGAGCGTCCCGAGGAGGGACCGTACGTGGGTACCATTGCCGGTCTACCGGTCGCGGTGGACGCGAACATTCCGACCGCGATCGGGGCCGGCACGAACGAGGACGTGGCCCTGGTAGTCCGCGCCGCGGACATGCCGGTGCACCTGTCCCCGCTCACCGTGGACGTGGACCGTCAGACCGACGCCGGGACCGCGGAGGTCACGCTGATCGGCCGGCGGTACGCCGTCTGGTTTCCCGACCGGTACCGCGGTACCTCCGTCGGGGTACTCACCGGCACCGGCCTGGTCGCCCCGGGTACCTGGTGACCCCGTGAGCCTGTTTTTCGGCCGGCCCGCGCGCAGCGAGGAGCGCGCGGACCGGCCGACAGATTCCCTCTTCGAGATGTTCCGACGCCGGCTCACCCCGACGTCCGGCGGCGCGCCCGTCGACACGTACTCCGCCCTCACGCACTCCGCCGTGTACCAGTGCGTGGACCTGATCGCGGACCTGGTGGCCGGGTTCCCGGTGCAGCGCGTCCGGCGCGCCGGACGCGAGCGGATCACGATGACGAACAAGACCGTGGTCGAGGAGCCGTCCACCGACGTGGACTCGCTGAACTGGCGCCGGCTGCTCGTGATCGGGTGGCTGATGCGCGGGTACACCCCGGCCCTGGTCACCGGCACCCGCGACGGCTACCCCACCGGACTCGAGCTCATCCACCCCGACCGGCTCACCGCGTCCCGGGACCGCCCGGACGCCCCGCTTCGCCTGCACGTGGACGGGAGGGAGATGGACCGCTGGCCGAGGGGCCGGCTGTGGGTCGCGAACGGGAAGATGCTGAACCCGTACGACGGACTCGGGCGGTCCGTGCTGGAGTTCGCCCGGGAGGAAGCCGGCCTGGGGCTGGCTGCCCGCCGGTACGCCAGCCAGTTCTTCCGGGACGGGGGACATCCCACCGCCGTGCTGATGAACGAGAAACCCGTCTCCGAGGACGGGGCGCGGCGGGTTAAGGAACGGTTCATGAAGGCCCTGTCCGGCACCCGGGAGCCGGCCGTGTTCGGGGACAACTGGCAGTACAAGCAGATTCAGATTAAGCCGGAGGAGAGCCAGTTCCTGGAGACGGTCAAGGCGAACCGCACGCTGGTGGCCGGGTTCTTCCGGGTGCCGCCGGAGATCATCGGGGCACCCAGCGCGTCCGGCATGACCTACGTCAACGTTGAACACCGGGGAATCGATCTACTTCGATTCACGATCTCGTCCTGGGTCTACCGCATGGAGACCGTTCTGGACGCCCTCGTTCCCCGCACGGAGACCGTGAAGCTGAACACCGATAACCTGCTCCGCACCGACCTGTCCGCCCGGTACCGGGCCTACGACCAGGGCATCCGCGCCGGGTTCCTGTCGGTCAACGACGTCCGCACCCGGGAGGACGAGGAGCCGATCGAGGGCGGAGACCAGTACCTGTGGCCGCCGTACCGGCAGCAGCTCACCTACGACGAGCTGTCCCAGGATCCGGATAGCCCGCCGTGGACGGACGAGCCGACCGCCCCGGTCCGCCCGGACACCCCCCAGCCCGCCTCCCCGCCGGCGTCCCCGCCGCCGGCCGGGGCGGCCTCAGCCCGCGTCAACGGGAACCACCGGGAGGTCTAACGGTGCCCTGGACTGTGAAGAACGACCCGGAACTGTGCTCCGAGCAGGTGCCCTGGGCCGTGCTCGCGCTGCACGACGGGCGCGTGGAGAGCTGCCACTCCACGGAGGACGCCGCGCAGGCCCGGCTGGAGGAGCTGTACGCCTCCGAGGTGGAAGCTGCCGCCGCCCACCCCCCGACCGACATCTCATTCCTGGAGGTGGTTCCGATGTCGTCGGAATCGTTCACCGCATCCAACGGCACCGCGACCACGGTCACGGTCGCCGGCTCGTCTACCGCCGGGCTCACCGTCGCCCCGACCGCTCCGGCCACTCCCCCCGCCGACCCCCGGGAGGAGCACGGGGCCGCCCCCGTGCATCACACGGCCACCCGGGAGGGGAACTGGGACGCGGGTACCCACGTGGGCCGACTGCCGTCGCCGATGAGCACGTCCGTGGCCAACCGGGTGTTCGCCTGGTACGACCCGGATGCGGTCGAGGACGGGCAGGTAACGAAGAACGCGTGCAGCCTGCCGCACCACGAGGTGAACGCGGACGGTCAGCCGGGGGCGGCCATCCTGAACGGGGTGAGGAACGCGCTGGCCCGGCTGAACCAGACGTCGATGCCTGACTCCGACCGCGAGGCTGCCCGGACCCACCTTCGCGCCCACCTCGACGACGCGCCCGAGAACGACGGGGATGTCCGGTTCGCCGCGCCGCGGGCTCCGGTAGCCGTGCCGGTCTCCCCCGTGCCCGTGACCGGGGTAGTCCGGTCGGACCTGCGGAACCTGCCTCCCGAGGTGCTGGAGCGGATCGCCGCCCAGCGTCACGACGTGGGGGTAGTTGACCGGGTCGGGCGGGGACTGTGCGAGCTGCGGTTCCGCCCGGAGTTCCGGATGAACGAGGACGGCACCGCCTTCCTGCACGGGTACGCCACCGTGTACGACTTCCCGTACGAGGTGATGGGCGGTCCGCCGTTCGGCTGGGTCGAGACCATCACCCTGGGCGCGTGCCTGCGGTCCGTGCAGAACGGGGCGGACGTGCGGCTGCTGGTTAACCACGACGGGATCGCGCTGGCCCGGACGAAGTCCGGCACGCTGCGGCTGGAGTCGGACGGAACCGGGCTCTACAGCTGCGCGCCCAGCCTGGACACGCGGTCCCCGACGGTGCAGTCGCTCATCTCCGCCATGCAGCGGGGTGACATGGACGAGATGTCCTTCGCGTTCAAGGCCATCGAGCAGGTCTGGAACGAGGACTACACCGAGCGGCAGATCACCGAGGTCAAGCTGTACGACGTCAGCGTGGTCACGTACCCGGCCAACCCGGCCACCGTCACGGCGATTCGCGGCGAGGACGAGGTACTCGGGGACGACCCGGACGCGCTCCCGCAGGCAGCGGCGCCGGAGCCCGTCGGGCGCGTCGACGCGTACCCCGCCGACACCGCCCGGAGTCAGCTGGACTTCCTGCGGATGCGCCGCGCGGGCGGATCCTCCAGGTAGCTCGCCGCTGCCCGCAGCAGCTCCGGGGCGTCTCGCAGCAGCCCGATTCCCCGGTTGCAGTCGGGGCAGAGGAGACCGCGCACGCACTGCCCGCAGGTGCGGTCCCGGCCGTCGCAGCACGCGTGGTCATGGTCCACGCCCAGGTACCACGCGTCCGACGTCCTGCCGCAGATCGCGCAGCCGCCGCCCTGCGCAGCGAGCAGCGCTGCCTCCTCTTCCGGGGAGACGCCGTACCGCCGGGCGCGTCTCCGTGCGTTGGCGCACTCGCTGCACCACGGAAGTCCCCGGGTAGGCAGGTTGAGTTTGAACCTGGCCGGCTCCAGTTCCCGGCGACACTTGACGCACCAGAGCAGCCCGCGACTTCGGCAGTTTTCCAGTCGGCACTGCTTGCAGAGTTCCCGGTCGAAGGCAACCCGCCCCCGGGGACGTCCGTCCTGTTTAGAGATACTTCCGCAGCTGATGCACAGCGGCCTCAATTTCCGCGCCCGGCGGATCTTCGCGTAGCAGTCGCGGCAGCGGCGCTGCAGGCCGTCCCCGCTGGATCGATCGCGCGCGAAGTGCTGAACCGATCTCAACCTCCGGCAGGTGGAACACCGTTTCAACTCCGACACAGTCCTGGAGAGTCTTGTCTGTTCGTCCTCGCCGGGCTAGCCTGACCCGCAACTGAAGTACTGGACCGGAGCGAGTTCAGGGCCTCCGCGGGCACCAGTCGGCTCATCCCCGACCCGGATCCGAGGTACCAGGCGCGTCACCACCTAAGCCTCGAACCGACGATCATGGAGATTTGCCGTGCCCACGACCATGCTGGAGCAGCTTCGCACCCAGATCGCCGCGCGTCTAGCCGAGCGTTCTCAGCAGGTGCAGGCGATGGAGGAGGTCCTCGCGGCCCCGACCGCCGAGGCCCGGAACCTCGACGACGAGGAGGCCCCCCGCTTCGCGGAGCTGCGCGACTCGATCCAGACCATCGACCAGGCCGTGGACGACATGCAGTCCCGCGTGGCCGAGCTCGAGGAACTTGACCGGCGCACGGCCGAGCGCGAGGAACTGGCTCGCACCCTGCAGCCCGAGGCCTCCACGGCCGAGGTCAGCGCGGTCAAGGTCACCCGCGACGAGCCGACCTACCGGCGCGGCGGCAACCACTCCTTCTTCAAGGACTACTACTCGGTCAAGTACCAGATGGGCGACATCCGGGGCGCCTCGGAGCGGCTCAGCCGGCACGACAGCGAGGTGCGGCTCGGCGAGCACGGCCAGGAGTTCCGGGACGTGGGCACCTCCGCCTTCGGAGCGCTGGTAGTTCCCCAGTACCTTCCCGAGATGTATGCGGAAGTTCTTCGGGCTGGCCGCATCACGGCCAACCTCTGCACCCCGCACGACCTCCCGCCCGAGGGTATGACCATGACCATCCCCCGGGGCACCACCGGGACGGTCGCCCACGCCCAGACGGGTGAGAACGCGTCGGTCACCGAGGTCGACTTCGACGACACCGACCTGGTCGTGTCGGTCAGGACCTACGCCGGTCAGCAGGACGTCTCCCGCCAGGCCATCGAGCGCGGCCGGGGCGTGGACGAGATCATCTACATGGACCTGGCCGGGTCCTACGCCTCCAACCTCGACGGCGACGTGATCAACGGCCCCGGTACCGGCGGCCGGCACGGCGGCATCTACGGGACCACCGGGGTGCTCACCGTGTCCTCGACCGTGTCCAACTCGGTCACCAACGTGCTGTCGAAGGTCGCCGAGGCCATCTCGGTCGTGAACAGCAACCGGTTCATGCCGGCCGACGTGATCGTGATGCACCCCCGGCGCTGGGGTTGGCTGGTCTCCCCGAAGGGTGACTCCTCCAGCCGTCCCTACGTGCTGCCCCGGGAGAACATGCCGCAGAACTCGTTCGGCGTCGGCGAGCCCGCCGCCTACGGTCTGGTCGGCAGCCTGTACGGGATCCCGGTGTTCACCGACGCGAACATCCCGACCACGGTCACGACCGGGTCCACGGGCGACGCCCAGGACATCATCATCGTGGCCAAGCGGTCCGACCTGCACCTCTGGGAGGAGAGCGTGGCTCCCCGCCAGTTCAGGTTCGAGGAGACGCTGGGCGGCCAGCTGACGGTCAAGCTCGTGATCGCCGGCTACTCGGCCTTCACCGCCGGTCACCACCCGGAGGGTGCGGTCGTGGTGGTCGGTTCCTCGCTGAACACGCCGGTCTTCTAGTCCTGCCGAGCCCCCGGGGTCCCAGGACCGGACCCCGGGGGCGCGTCGGAACAGGGAGGTAGGTCCGCATGGCTCTCACTTCAGGTCTAGCGGGGCAGTTCGGGTTCGTCGCGGAGACGACCTACGGGACCCCCGTGACCGTCACCCGGTTCGTGCCGCTCGTGGACGAGTCCGTGCAGACCGAGATCGACAAGCTCGAGTCCGAGGGGATCATCGCCGGGGCGCGGGTACTCCGCTCCCAGCAGTGGTCGCAGGGCTACCGCCGCAGCGAGGGCGACGTCGGGATGGAGGTCTACGACCGGTCCATCGGGCTGCTGCTGCACCACGCCCTGGGCACGGTCGCCACCTCCGGGGCCGGGCCGTACACGCACACCTTCACGCCCGGTGACCTGGCCGGCAAGGGTCTCACGATGCAGTTCGGGCGGCCGAACCGGAACGGGACCGTCATTCCGTTCACCTACGCGGGTGGCAAGATCCAGTCCTGGGAGATCGCGGTCGCGGCCGGGGAGATCGCCACGTTCGGCATCACCGCCGTGGCGCAGACCGAGACAAACGGGATCACGCTGGCCAGTGCCAACTACGCGACCAGCATCCGCCCGATGACGTTCGTGAACGGGAGTTTCACGCTCGGCAGCTCCAGCCTCTGCGTGCGGAGTGCCCAGATCTCCGGCGAGAACCGGCTCAGCACGGACCGGACGTGCATCGGGCAGAACTTCATCGACGAGCCGACCGAGGCTGACCTGAGGGAGTACACGGGGGAGATCGAGGTCGAGTTCTACGACCTGTCCCTCTACAACCGGTTCCTGCAGGGCACCGAGGCCGCCATGTCGCTGGTGCTCTCCGCTCCCGGTACCGCCACCCTCACGGTCGCCGCGAACGTGCGGACCGACGGGGAAACCCCGAACATCGAGGGTCGGGACCTGCTCGTGCACACGCTCAACTTCAAGTGCGTCGGCACGAACAGCGACGCGAGCGCCATCACGATGACGTTCGTGAACAACGACACCACCCCGTAGCCGCGGGCAGTCGGGGGGTAAGGGTCGGGGAGGGGTGGCTCGGGCAGTCGGGGCGGCTTGGCGTGGGAGGGACAGGCACGGATAGTCGCCGGGTAGGGGGTGGGTTGGTCGGGATCGGGCAGTCAGCCGGGTCGGAGCGGACTGGTTGGGGAGGGCTGGGGGCGGGTAGTCAGCTGGCAGGGGCCGACGGGAGCCGGTTCGGGCAGTCGGGTCGGCTCGGAGTGGAAGGGTCCGGTCAGTCGTTCGGGTAGGGGCGGGTCGGAGGAGGTCGGAACGGCGCGGATAGTCGGGATGGTCTGGGTCGGATAGGA